GACTCTCCTACTTCTCTTCCATAGCAGCAGTAGGCACAGTCGAGTCCCTTGATGAGGGATTCAATCTCAAGAGTGTAATTGTTGTAGGTAAAGACCCAGCGCTTAGCAAGAGAGCCCTGAGCCATTTTTGAATTTAGATGTAGATGTGAGGGGTAAAGGTAATACTGACTTTACCCCTCACATCTTTTTCCTTTTGTACCCATTTCACCACCATTGTGCACCCGGCCAATGGTGGGGATGGGATCTTATTAATAATAGTTTGCCTGAAACGTGTCTTCAGTAGTTCAGTCAAGTGCAAAGTGCCTAGCAGTATATGCCCCGGCGGCCGCGGCAGTCTTCATACTGAGGTAGGTCTTCATAGTAACTCAGCCCTTATGATTACAAAAGGGAGGGTCACTCCCTGATTGTTACATCAGTTGAAGCCCAGTGGCTTGAGTGGCCTGTACTCAACCTTAATGATCCTGCCATTCAGGGTTGTGTATTCGGTCATGAAGACCGTCTTCTCAAATGAGAAGGCGTACCGGTGAGGTACTGGCTTGTATCGCTTGGTCGGCGGCTCCTTGTAATCAGGAGTATCCGGCTCGATCGAAAAGTCGAAGTCGGGCTCGAGGCGTCGAACCGGTGACCTGTCCATTGTTCTTTAAACAATCTGTAAGCGCTCAGGATCTACCAGTTCTCACGACGTTGTGGTGAACAAACTGGTCGAGGCTAACTCATGACATATCGGTGATGTCGTCGGGTATAGTCGCGGCTGGTCGGGGACAAGTAATGGCTTTCGTTACACAACGCTCTACTGAATTGTCGACAGGCCCGTTGGGATCATCCACGACTGCCTAATAATCATATCGTAACTAGGGGTCTCGGTCGCGGTGAACTCCTCGTCGGGAACGCGCTCTGGCGCGAAGGCTGTGACGATAAGGTGAAGTCGCTGCTTTGGAGTAGGTGAATTCCTCACTCCCTCAAAGTCCACTGTATAATCAGCGAAATTGGAGTGATCAGCACGACCAGTCTTGTCGTACTCATCATTCTTGAAGTTAAGCATAGTATTATGCTTGATATAAATCTTGGCTTCCATGATGCTACCCACGCTTGTGTTAAGCACATCATTAGTAGTTGCCTCAAGATTATAAGACCAAGTCTTAAGGAATTTAATACCCTTCTTCCAGCCTGGAACACGGGGAGTTAAGTTGTTGTAGACAAGAGGACGTTCCAAGCCTGTGAGCCAGGTCTTGACTTCCTCCTCACCACCCTTGATAAGGGGGTTATAATCATCATCCTTGTAGGAAACAAGATGAACCTGGAAGCGTGTAGCACGAGTCCTGGCACCATAGAAATTAAATCCAATAGAAGTGCCAACCAGGTAAGCATGGGTTACGTCCACATTACTCTGTGGACCCATGATAGTGACCCAAGTGGGATCACCTGAACCAGTGGCAGACAGGTCTTGGCCACTGAAAGCTTCTGCTTGAATGGCTGAAGAGGATGCCTCACCAGCCCACCTCAGCTTGTAATGAACATTCATGTCAGTGACTACATCATCTGGATTGTTCCTCAGATTGGTAAGGTTGATAACATGGATGGGCGTTACAATAGACCCGTCCATCTTGTTTGAATTACCAATGAAGTACTGGCCAGAGTCCAGATCAAAGTTAGACAGGCCCTGGTAAGACCTAGTGTAGCGCCTGTAAGCAGCAAGTGCTAGCTTCCTAGTGGAGATAGGCTTCTTGAGAGTCTTCTTGTTACGACGACGACGAAGCCCATGCCCCACAGAAGTAGGTGGCCTATTATAAGCAGTCCTAGCCTTCTTGTAGGCAGGACGTGAGTTCATAGGGCCCAGCTTACGCTGAAACGAAGATGATCTCTTATTTCCACGAGGAAGATATTTATCAATTTTCTTATATGCGTTAAGACCGCCTTGAGCGCCCTGGTACGCAGCTCCAGCCACTCCTCCCACTCTGGCAAGGTAGGAGCCATAGCCGCGAGGCACCCGAGAAACAGTGCCCTGGAGACGACGACGAGCCATGATTGCATATAATGAAGAATTGATTAGGTGAAGCCCTTTATACTGAAAATGGGTGATTCACACTAATGTGAATAACTCTGAAGCGGCGCTTGATGGCGGCGTTGAGCTCTCCGTCCGGGAACAGGTCGTCGATTGAGTAATTGGATGTGATCACAAACTTCTTGGGGCGGATGTTAATGGCTCCACCCTTGGTCTCAGCCACAAAGGAGTACCTGTCCGCCCAAATCTTAAGCAAGTGGCCTAGTTCCTTGCAGTCAAAGTCGTCGAGGATCACTGAGTCCTCTCCCTGGTACCCGTCCCACCACTTGTTCTGCATTTTCAGATAGGAATCTGGGTAGTCTTGCCTTGCCAAACGAGACTTGCCAGTTCCAGAAGGGCCATAGATCCAGACGCCAGTCACACCATCACAGTCAACTGCTTTCACCATAAAGTCCTTAGCAATCTCCTTGCATGTTCTGTAATATTTAAGGCGGATGTCGTCTGGAACATCATCAAGGTTGCCAGCTTTGCAAGCAGCAATGGCATCTGACCAACGTTTCTTTTCATTGGCACCGTTGTCTATCTCAGGCATCAGACCAAACTCCTCAAACTCGCCGTCCTTCTTGCAGTAATCTGACGCCTCTACAATGTTGCCACGCATAATCTCCCAATGTGCTGAAGGGAGAATTTTCTTGCATGCAGTCAGGCGCTTCTGTGTGTTGAAACAGATGCACCCCTGCAGGTGAGGAGTGCCAGACTCTCCTACTTCTCTTCCATAGCAGCAGTAGGCACAGTCGAGTCCCTTGATGAGGGATTCAATCTCAAGAGTGTAATTGTTGTAGGTAAAGACCCAGCGCTTAGCAAGAGAGCCCTGAG